TGCGGTCAGTACCTGTCAGACCGTCAGGTCTTAGTTGCCGACAGCGGTATCGATGATCAAGCGGCCGTGGTCGTGCAAGAAGCCGGACTTGTCTTTGAACTGCAGTGGTTTTTTGCCGTTACAGAACGCGATTGAATATTCTTTCGCGTTGCCGTGGTCGACGGTTTCTTCGTGGATAGACATATAAGTCTTCGCAGACTTCGTGGTACCCATCGCATAGGCCAGTGCCTGAGAGCCCAGCAAGAAAGCCCGCTCAATGTTCACGGCGGCTGTCAGCAGCTGCGTGGTGGCTTGGGCGTTGTTCTGGCAAACCCGTACTTGAGAGCCGGCATTAAAACGAACCCGACGGTTCATCTTGCGCACCAGAATGCCGTTTTTCATCAGGCAGTCGCCTTTGAAAATCGGGTGATTGAAGCCGTTGGAGCGCTTCATGGCATTGGCCGTTAACTGGTTAAAGTCTTTGGCTGAAGCCGTGTTCTGCAGATCACGCCACTGGCGCGGCGTAACAAACATGATAAACAGCGGTTCTTCGTCTTTAGCCAGGTCGCCATCTAAACGCACATGGCCAATCGGGTTTTGCATCTCTTCCAGATACAGCGCCACGTTGTCGACGGTCGCCAGTGACATCATATCCGCGCTGTCAATGCTAGAAATGCTGGTTGCATCACCGCCGTAGAAATGGCGGCTGAACGTTGGCGGCACAATTGGGTTTACCATGATTTCGCCAAACTCAGGGTGCGTTTCCAGCGGTACAATCATCGCATCGGTGTATTCCGAGCCCCGCGCACCGGCGATATGGTACAGCGTGGTCTCTTCGTCGAGGTCTTTGTACCAGCCTTTGAGCAGGCCTTGCGCAATCAGGTTGATGTCCTGACCGATGGTTTTTTCAAACATCGCGCCACCGTTATCAATCAGGTGACGGCCCTGGTTGATGCGGACGGTATCCGTTGCAAAGGTCATGGTATCGCCACGGCCTTCGAGCTTTTTATCGCCCATGGTCGGCGTACCAGTCAGACGATGCACCATATCCACGGTAATTTCCTGACCTTTGTTTTTCTCAAGGTCGGTGACGCGCACCACCGGATAACCGGCGTCAGTTTGTTTACGACCAACTTCTTTGGTGCCTTTAGGTGCAACGACCGCACCGGTCAGCATGTTGGTGAAAGTGTGTTCCCGGGTGGCTGCGGCGAATAGCGCCGCGTTGCGAATGATGGGCGTCATCGCAGCATTTTTTTGTACTGACATTGCAGTTCCTTAAAATTAATGCCCCATCGCCCGCAGTATTTCCTGTACTTCAGCAGGACTTGCGGTTTCGATGTAGGTCTGGATTTGGGCTTCGTTCATGTGGCTCAGGCGGTCAGCAATTGAAGCGGTCACGTCGTTCGTGGCTCCTGGAATGCCGGACAGGGAAAATGGCGCCTCTGTATCCACATCTTTTTGGGGGGCTTTGCTGGCGTCTTGCTTTACAAGGCGCGGAGTCATCTGGCGCATTACTTCGGCAAAGCGCTCATTGATGGACTTATTGGCAAAAGCCGGGTTGGTTTTGAGCTGGTTATCGATGTCGACAGCCAGTTTGGATAACGCTGGGTCGGCCATGACTTCAGGTAAGCCAGGCGTGGCGGCGATAGCAGCACTGACAGCGGTCACTGCTGGGTCGGTTGTTTCTGCCGGGGCTTGCGTGGCGGGCGCTTTGGTTAAAGCGGCCAGCTGCTCCTGCATCTTTTTCTGTGTATCGAGAATCTGCAGCACTTTGTGCCCCACCTTCCCGGTCACTTCTCCGATCTCGCCAAACTCTTCCAGCTGCTGCAGTTCATCAGCCGTCAGCGTCTGTTCTTCCGGCAGTTCGGCCGGCTTAATGCCTTGGGCCTCTAACTGCGCTCGTAACAGTTCGTTGCGGCGTTGCATGGCTTCGTAGTCAGCACTCGCGCTTTGCGAGGTCTCTACGTTGCGATCATGCTCCGCAAGCTGGCGTCTTAGTTCTGCATTTTGGCGGCGTTCTTCTTCAAGCACTGAAAACGGGATCACATGCTCGCCGTTCTTTGACGCGATGCCGGCCGGGGTTTCTACTTCAGCGCCTGTATTCGCTGCTGGATCTGCAGTAGTGGCAGATGCGCCAGGCTCAGCCCCGGTTGTCGACGCCGGGTTTACGACTTCTTCTGAGCCTAACTTGTTAATCGCGGCTAAAATTGCGTCCGGATCTGCATCCGTCAGCAAATCTAAAAATTCTTCATCCATTGGATTCTCCAAATAAAAAAGCCACCGTTAGGTGGCTTGGGATGGGGCTTGGCCCGGTTTAGGGAGTTGGCTGAGCATTCGCTGCAGGGTTTGTTCAGCCTGGTATCGCTGATCGAGTGATTGGCTGCGCTCGTTAAGGATTTGGTCTTGTTGTATTCCCTCAATTCGCGCCAATATTTCCTCTGCGCGGGCCTGGATCAGCTGAGCGTTGTTCTGCTCGCTCTGTACCTTCTGGGAATTGAGTTCAGCCTGTGATTGCTTGAGGGCTGCCGATGCGTTTTTATCCGCTATTTCTGCCTGCTGCGCTGCCATTTCGACCGCGAGGGCCATGCGCTGCGCCTGCTGCTGTTCTTCTTGTGCCGCCCGCTGCTCTGGCGTCATATCTTCCGTCGACGTCCCCATGCCGATGGCCTGCTGAATCTTCTTCATCAGTTCTTCTTTGCGGGGCAGCTCGGACAGTTGCAGAATTTCATTGAGCAAAATCAGCTTGATGTTGTCAGGCACGGTTTGCGCGACCTGCATCAGCCGGTCCAGCAACTGAGCGCGATAACCCGGTGACTGGCTAATGTCCGCAAGCACGACGCGGCGGTTTAACATCGAGACCGAATTGGTCAGCTCGCCGTATTCGTTTTTCTTGTTGATCTCAATCTGTTCGGTTTTGCGCATCGGGTTGGAGGCGTAAACCTTTACTGTTTTTTGCTGCTTGGACTGGTCATCCGCGATCATGTGCAGCATCAGGTTGCCGGTTTGCTGCCGGGCAAATCGGTAGTTGTCGTAAATCTCTGTGAGCGTGATAGTGCCTTGCTCAATCAGGCTATTGATGGCAATGCCGCTCGTGGCATTGCTGTTCTGGCCAAGCATCGCGTTGTAGACGCCAGACACCGCCTGAATTTGCTGCTCAGCGTCCTTCATGACTTCAAACTGCTGCGCTGCTATCTGCACCTCTGTTTGAATAGAGAACGCCGCGTCTTTGTTCTTCCGGGATGGGTTTAACTTAATCACGCCATCGACACGGGCAACCTGCTCATGCAGCTCTTTAGGCGTCATCAGCGTGGCATCTTCATCCATGATCACGCGCCGCGCTTTGAGTAGCCAGGTCAGCATGCTGCGGCGAAAATTCACTTCGTCCTGTGGTCCCATCATCCCGCGAATAAGGCCATACGGAATCCGGGAGCGGCTTTCGCGGTAGCCAAAAAATGGCACTACCGGAAACTCGTTGTGTGGGTATGGACTGAAGCCAGTCGAAATCAGGTGCGGGCCCATAAAGATAGACCGGTGCATCCGTGTATAACGGGCGGTTTGCACTGTGACAAAGCCGCCTTTGGCAAGGCCAAGGTGCAGAGGGTTTGCTTCGTTAAACAGCGTCACCTGACCGTCCGGGCTTTTCATCACTTTGCCCACTGAAGGTACCCGGTGATAAATATCAAAGAAGCGAACACGCCGGCGCAGGCCGTCAATCCACTGGTCTTCCTGCAGCTTGGTGGATTGCTTCGTTTGCCAGCCAGCAACTAAATCAGCGTCCCAGATTTGGTCGTGCAATGGCTCTGCAAACGGATAGCCTTGTATCGATGCGCGGCAGAGTGTTTTGGCTTTTGGCGATACCAGTTCGGCCTGATCTTCATCAAACCAGCGCTCAATGACCATATAACGGGCGTCTTTCAGATCTGGCCGCTGCGCTTTCCAGTCCCAGCGTACATGGGTCCAGTCGAGCGTATCGGTCACATACGGATCAGCGAACGGGTCATCATTGCGACGGCACTCAACAAAGCCAGCGCCCACTTTAACCTGCTGTGCAAAAGCGTCACTGATAGCGCGGTCCGCATTGGTGAGTCTCGCAGCTTCCAGCAGCTGTTCATTCAGGTACTCGTTGATCAGCGTCCCGTCATCATCATCAGCGCGAACCTGCCAATCGGTACGGGTTTTTGCTTCCATGCCCAGCACACCATTAATTGTGGGCGCGACATAGTTATTGATGATCGTTGGCTGGCCACGTTCACGCATGGCCTGCTCGACTTCTGGCAAAAATTGCCGGCCTTCATAATAGGCTTCAGCGATCACCGCTTCAGTGCGCCAGTCTGGCTGGTTCTGAATGTCTGAAAGGATGGTCTCGATAAACGGTTTCGTTTTGTCTGTCATAACATCCAGTTCTCAGTCTTGGTCACTTTTTCCGGGGCTGCAGGCTTAAACCGTGGCATTTTCTTATTCATCTCCAGGCTAATGGCGTAGGACATAACACAGTCGTCAAAGCAACCATCCCGCGCCCCCATAGCGCCTTTGGCGTCATAGACATAGGTCAGGCACTGCTCCAAGGTATGGGCGCACAAGATGCCGGTGTTTTCTTCGATAATGAGGGAACTCAGGTGGCCGATAATGAGCGGCTTGCTCTTGCTGGTGGTGAGCCAGCCCAGCTTTTCGGTTTCGCGCTCGCGTTCTTCTTCGAGTTCTTCTTGCTTGTAAAGGTTGGGGTATTCCAGTTCTTTGAGCTTGGCCACCACAGCATGGCCGTGGTTGTTGCGCTCTGGCCCCAAAAACGCCTTGTTGTATAAAAGACCAATGGCGTTAAGCAGATAAGCGAATGTGGAGGGGTCACATTTGCCGTGGTAATGCGCGACTTGTACGCCGTGTTCGTTGTGAATGTCGAAGCTGGAAAAGTCGCCTTTTTCCAGACCTTCAGCGACGTCGGCGCCGATGGAATATAGATGTCCGGGTATCGGCTCAGCCCATATTTGTATCAGGCCTGATACCGAATCGAAGCTGTAACTTTTCGGGTTGTCCGGATCGTCCAATTCCAGCTCGTGGACGTTGGTTTCTTCGGTAAACTCGTTGGTTTTGCGCTGGTAGCGCATCAACTTGATTGGCAGGCGGCAATACGCTTTCGCCGCCAGAATGTCCGGCACGTTGAACACTGGCCGGCCTGATGCAAGAAAGGCCTCATGCACGTAGCTTGGGTATTCCTGCTTAAACAGATCTGAGCTTTTCAGCTCACGGATTTTCTTACGCCGCCATGCCAGCTGTGCATCGGTCAGCGTATGGCGGAACTCTGGCCCGTCCGGGTGATCAGCCACCAGCGCAGCCAATACCTGTTCTTCGGCGGTGCGGGTAAACCCGGGTTGCGGCGTTTGCTGATAGCCAGGTTCCCAGTACCAAGGGCTGAAGATCAGGATAAATTCGCCTTCGCCTTTGTAGGCATCCATCACGTAGTCATAAAACGCACCGCCGACACCGTTGGCTGTGCTTTCTAAAATGACTTCGGTGCCGGGTTCGTCCGGTACTGCCTGCAGTACACCGGCAAGGATCTGATCCGCTGCTGGCCAGAACGCAACCTCAGAGCCGTGAAACAGCTGCGCGGTAAAACCCCGACCGGAGGACGGGTTCTTTGCGGTCCCCAGTTCATAACTGGACTGCAGACTGCCGAACTTCATCCCGAGCTTTTGGTTATCCCCGTCCTTGGTTGGACGCAGATACGGCGGCATATTGTCGTGATAGCGCTGCACCATTTCGTACAGCTTGCCGGTGGTCTTCGATTCGTGTGACAGGATGTACGTTGAAAAACCAATGGTTTCCGTGGTGCGCTTATAGAAGCGACCGCCGATATACGTACTGAACCCCTGCTGCCGGCCTTTGATGACCACAGCCCGGACTTTGCCTATTTTGGCGCGTTGCTCGTCAAACTTTTTGTCTGCGTACAGCTGCGCCTTGTTGAGTTCAAACGGGGCGACCATCCCCCGCTTGGTGCGGATCTTTAAAAACTTTTTCGAAAACCACGCAAAGGCAGCAGCACGAATGGTCTTAATGTGCCGCTTCAGTGCCTGTGTTTTCAGGCTCATTCCGTCGACGCATTCCCATCAGGTATATGCGCGGCGGCTTCTTCAGCCAGTTCGCGCAGCACGGTATCGATGTCCGCTTCATCGCTTTCACCGGTAATACCATGGGCCAGCATTTGCGCCTTGCTGTAATCAGAGAAGGTGGACATCAGCGCCCGGGCTTCAGGAATACTGCCGGTCAGTGATTTCACCGCCGCTTTGTATTCACCGGTTTCTTTGTCCATCACCGCCACGACATTA